GACGAATGGCATAGCGGGCATTATCAGAGTTCCCAACATCAGGGACGCAGCACGAGTCAAACGGTTCTTTTTTGAAGTCAGTCAAAGCACCAACGTTCCTAACAATTATCATTGGTCTGGCATGGGTTACTGGCAGACTGCCGCAATGACGGGCGTTCGCCTGACATTCACTGCTACTACCTTCGCCGCAGGCGGCGCGGTCACGCTGTGGGGGAGCCCGTAGATGGCGCTCGACTTCCCCAACTCCCCGGTCAACGGCCAGCAGTACAACGCGCCCAATGGCGTGATGTACATCTACAGCAGTGCGAACGGTCTGTGGATGGCGTCGGGTGCGTCGACCTCCAGTTCGACCATCAACGCCACGCCGCCGCTCAACCCCTACATCGGTCAACTCTGGTGGTCGCCCGATCTCGGCCAACTCTTCATCTACTATTTTGATGGAAATAGTTCTCAGTGGGTTCCTGCGACGACGAGCGTGGCACAGCAGGCGACCGCGCCGGGCGATTTCTGTGCGACTGCCATTGGCCAAACCTTTACCTCAGCGACGGCTGTGGCCGTTCCCAACACTATCGTCTCAGGAAATTCGGGCGGTTGGTACAATTCCAGCAATGGACGCTTCACGCCCCCTGCCGGGCGCTATCGGATCATGGCTTCAGTGTTCGGCTATAGTGCCAGTGCTGTACTTACTTTCTCGCTCAACATCCGTAAGAATGGAACTGCCATTAATCCCGGTGCTAGTGCGTCGACAGCGGCAGCTAATTTTTGGGCACAGGCTGCTGGGGACCTCACTGTTGATGCTAACGGAACAGACTATTTCGATTTTACTGTATCGTCTGGCTCAGCATCCACAAATCCCAATTGCGGCATAACATTCAGCGCGATCCCGGTCGGCGTCATCAGCTACACCACGCCCGCGCCGGGCAACCTGTATCTCTACAGTGAGAGCGTGCTGACATCGGCGGCAGCGACAATGGATGTCACTATCCCGTCCAATGCAAAGTTGGTTGCGCTCGATTGGGCTTTCACCACCACAGGCGGCGTCAATGCCGACGCTCGCATCGTCCTCATGCAGAGCGGCACGCCCAACCTCGCCGCGACCTACAATGTCAACGGCGTCTATTGGGTCCAATCGACGCCGACCGGCGCTTTCGGCTATCTGGCGGCCAACGCCGTCGGTTGGTCTCTCTCCACGGCCAGCCAGTGCTACGGCCAGATGAGATACCGCGTCATGCCGACCAATAATTGGTGGGGCGAGGGAAACACCTGGAACTTCAACGGCACGTCGCGCCAGTATCTTTCAGTGGGCCACGACAATGTACTGGCGGGCGTCACCGGCTTCCGCCTGCTCAGCAACGGCGGTTCACCGACTTTCGTCGCAGGTTCGTTCCTGCGTTGCTACGTGGTGCAGTGATGGCGCTCGATTTCCCCAACTCGCCCACCGCAGGCCAACTCTACGCCGCGCCCAACGGCGTCACCTACCAGTGGTCGAGCACCTACACCGCGTGGCTGCCGCTCGCCGTGACCAGCGCAGGCGTCGGCGATTTTTATGCCAACGCTATCACTAATCTGGCGTCTCTTACGGCTGGCGCAACTGTGACATTGCTGTTCGGCACTGTTGTATCAGGCAATGCGGGCGGATGGTATTCACCGGGGCCGGGTGGGACAGGTCGCTTCACGCCTCCGGCTGGACGCTATCACATCTCGGCGGGATACAGTGCCTATTCGGCCTCCGGAGGGATGGGCTCGAGTTTGTACCTGCGCAAGAAGGGAGTGACTGTCGTCCGCGTCGACAACACTTCGCCTAGTGCAAATCAGTCCGTTTGTCCGTTCATTGACGTACAACTCGATGCCAACGGCACCGACTACTTCGACGTGCAAGCTTTCAACAATACCGCAGTGTCGGCCATTACAGGGACATGGTTCGGCGCGTTCCCGATCAGCGCGGCGGGACCGGCGGCGGGCACCGTTGGATCGTGGCGGCGCATCGCGCGTGTCGTCCCAATCGCGGGACAAGCGGCCATCGACTTCATCAACATCCCGGCCGACATCAATGACCTCGAACTGAGGTACGACGTCACGCCAGCGACCAATGGTGTGTACTTCGATCTGCAACTGTACAACGCCGCCGGGACACTTCTGACCGGCAACAACTACGTCTATACGTCGTTCTATCAGGTCCACAATTCGGCGGTGGGCGCGAACGTCGTTAACTATCCGTCGACTGGCGGTACGAGCGTGATCCTGCTAGGCGGCATCAATACGTCGGGTTGGGGTGCCAGCAGCAGCTTTCCAATTCAGGGCAAGGCGTCGATCAACAACATCAGGGATGTGCGTATCAAGCATGTTGCATGTCAGTATGGGTTTGTTGACCCGACCAACGTCTACTATGCGCAAGTTGTAAGCGACGGCGTCTATACCGTCGCTACTGCGATTTCTGGCCTGCACCTCTACATGAGCACCGGCAACTTTGCAGCGGGCGGCGCGGTGTCACTCTACGGTTCGCCTTAGGAGACGATCATGGCTGACCCGATGGATTTCCCGCCTGCTCCTTACAAGGGGCAGCATTACACCGCACCCTCGGGCGTGACTTACACGTTCGACGGGCAGGGATGGACGGTCGGGTTCTACGACAGCAACACCCAGCAGGTCTCGCTTGTCGGCGACATCGTCAATCAGGTGCGCACGCTGGTGCAGGACACCGACAACCTGTCAGGCCAGTATCGCTACTCGACCGACAGCATCATCACGGCGCTCAACCAAGGCGTCATCGATATGTTCAGGTTGCGGCCGGACCTGTTCCTCGAAGTCGACTTCATCGTGCCGTCGTTCAGCACCGGCTTCCTCGATGCGCCTCTGCAGGTCGAGCAGCAGTACATCCCGCCCCTGATCTACTATGTCGTCGGCCTCGTGCAGGCGCGTGACGACGAGCAGAACCAAGATCAGCGTGCGTTCGCGTTCCTCAAGACGTTCTCGCAATCCATCCTGTCGGTAGGTGGCTAGCATGCCCACAGTGCCCAGCCCTCCTTGGGAGGACATCTACAAAGAGGTCAAGGTCGCCATGCCGGGGCTGACCGATGCTGTGTTCCAGCAGGCTAGCTATCAAGTGTGGAAGGATTTTGCCGACAAGACCAACTTGTGGACCGAAGAGGTGCCGATCGCGGTCACGCCGAACGTGCTCATCTACCAGTTCACTTGTGTGAACGGCCAGCCCAACCGGCTCATGCTGCTCTACGACCCGGCGCAGAAGGACCCTGATCGCAAGTGGGTGCAGGGCAACATTTCGATGATGGTGCCAGGCACCATTGTGATATCCTACTCGCCGTCGACCGCGGCGACGTGGAACGCCGTGGTCGCCAAGATACCGGTGGTTCGATCGAGCCAGAACTATCCCGACATCGACACGCCCTCCAACTGGATCGTCGACAAGTACCGCGACTGCTTGGTGTTCGGCATCATGGGGCGGCTACAGAACCTGCCTGCTAAGACCTACTCCAACCCGAAGCTCGCGCTGTGGAACCGGCAGAATTACATCGCCGAGCGCAGCAAGGCGCGGGCTGATGGGCAGAAGGCCAATGTCTATGGCGGCCAGCGTTGGATGTTCCCGCAATCGTTCGCCACGACGGGGCGGAAAGGCTGGTCCTGATGACGCTGAGCACCAAGCACAAGTTCAAGTCGGCCAAGGCGGATGGCACCGATGTCACGCTGGTCAAGCCGTCGAACTGGAACGACGACCACAACCTGACGACGGATGCGGTGGCGGGTGGCGTCATTCTCGGCCGCGCCGAAGGCGCGGGGCCGGGACCGATCACCGATATGCCGTTCAGCAACGTTCTTCCGGCCGGGATCATGCTGCCGTTTGCCGGGGCGACCGTGCCGGGAGGTTGGCTGTTGTGCGATGGCCGACAGGTACTGCGCTCCGACTATCCTAACTTGTTCGCTGCGATCAGCACGACGTGGAACACTGGCACGGTCGACAACCTGCACTTCTGCGTGCCCGACATGCGCGGGCGTACGGCGGCCGGTATCGACGCCGGGGCAGGCCGCTTGACTGGCTTCAATGCCTTGGCAGCGACGGGTGGCGCACAGAGTACGACAGCGACCATCCCGCAGATGGCCATCGGCGTGAGTATTGAAGGTGGCTACACGACCGGTACGCAGTCGGTTCATGTCTATATGACCACCGATGGCGGCAATCAGAGTCTGTATGGCGGCATTGTCGGCGGCGGCGATGTGGCCCATGGCTCTCACACCCACTACGTCGATGGCTGGTTCAACACGGGCGGCGAAGCCCTGTCGACCCACGGTTCGTGGACCGTCTACAACAACGCAGGTTACGCCACGGGGACGATCGCGACGGTGCAGCCGACAGCCGCTGTCAACTTCATCATCAGGACATGAGCGATGCCGGTCCCTCCCATTGCCATCACGACGTTCGGCGGTGAGATACCGGCGGTCGACGATCGTCTGTTGCCTGACAACGCCGCGACTGACGCGGTCAATGCGTGGCTGTTCTCAGGCCGTATCGAGCCGCTTCACACCTTGACGCCCTTGCATACGATGCAAAACCCGGCGGCGACGTCGTGGTTCCGCATGCCCATCGGCGCGGCCAGCATCGATTACATGATCAACAGCTATTGGGTGGAGTTCGAGAATGCCAACGTGCGCGTCGTGCGCAGCCCGACGCCGGGGCAGGACGACGACGGCCGGTTTTATTGGGCCGATGGCCAGTATCCCAAAATGCTGACTGGCACGATGATCAAGGAGATGAACCCCAATCCGAAGGGGGCGTGGAGCAGCACGAC